TATTCATGGTTTCAACAGCACTTTGACCAGGCTCGGTACCGAAATAAAAGTAGAATGAATTCTTACTTTGTGTATAATTTCCAGTTGATGGGTCATTGGTGGTGTGAGAATTTTGATTACCTCTAAATGCTATATATTCAACACCATTAAAATCAGTCCCATAGCCACCTACAGGTACGCCACCTACAGGCCATGAGTCTAATTTATTAGGTCCATCATCCTTATTAAGTGCATAAAATATATCTCTAAATTGAGACCCAAAGGGGTCTATAATATCATTATTTGTTATCTGACAATCTGATGCAGTTATAATATTATTATTAGCATCTAATATGGCTTCATCAATATTGACACCTAATTCACAGATTCTTTTAAAATTATTACACCTATCACCAACAGTGAGCCCAACACAGTCTATATCGAAGAATAATCCATTAGCTGTATCATTACCACCAGTAGATGTCATCCCACATGTAATTTTATCAGTACCACCATCTAGATATTCAGCAGTGTAAGGTGGTCTCTTATATGATGTTGGCAATAAAAATGGTTGAATCTTGGGGATACCTTCCCAATCACAATTAAAAACAGACCCTAAGTGTATTAACTCAGTCGCAAATAATTTGTAGTTTATATCACTAGCGTATGGGGCATAATATAATGTTTCTTGTTCATCACCATTGGGTAGTGTTTTAATTACTTGTTTAACAAAACCCTCATTTATACTCTTCTTTGTGACATGTTTAGTCGAATCTCTATCATCGTCAGTACTTATACAAGTATCAACAAACCAACTCTTATTACATCCATTATCTGACTCAGATGAATCACAATCAACATCACAAAACTTTTCTTTACCATTGCTCTTTTTCTTATATTTAAGCAAATAACCATAAAGTGTTCCATTAACCCAATCATTATAGAAATCTAATTCGAACATATTCAATGCATCAGCTAACTGTATTGCATAACAATCGGCTAGACCAGCACCAATAGTATTATGACCCTCGTGACCACAATTATTACTAGTGAATGGAAGACCACTCCAATGTTCTGGGTCTTTAGGGTTTTGTTCGTTAGTTTGACTCGACCAACACCCAAGAGAGGCTGGTGGTGTGTTACCTATTTCATTAGAACCAGGTGAAACAGTCGATTGGTCAACCTCACTACAATCACAACCTGGTGCATAAATCTGGTCATCACATTCCATCGTAATACATGGGATATACCTAATAATATTCTGACATTCACAATCATCACATTCAGAATCAGCGCATTCACCAATACAACCATCTTCTCTACACTCTGCACGAGCTTGTGTATCTGTCAAATTTGACAGATAACAGACTATTTTAGCTATAAAGAATACAATTTCACATATAATAAGTAAAACAGCATTTATAATAACCAATACAGTATTAATAAGTGCTATTATAACCGCGTTAATTATCCATACAATGAATATTATAATATTGATAATTATACATAGAATTAAAAATAATGGATTAAAGTCAGTATCAACTCTATTATATGGGAACGGTACCTTTAATCCAGTACAGTCATCAACATCCTTAATACCCATTATATTCCTGTTATCGGAACAATTATTACCATTACAATTAGCTTGAATCCTTGGAATAAAATTCGCTATAGTATATATTTTATTCCAATGGAAGTCTCTAAAATGATTATCACCAGTATTTTCATCAAAATTATAATCAATGTCAGATGAATTTATTGGATTATGTGGTACAAGATATTTAGCTGACGTTCTAAGTCTGCCTTCACTACCAGTTACATCCATACCAATTCTAAATCGAACACTAGCCCTTGTTGGTATACCCTTGTTGGGGTTATCGGATGGGACAAGATTACCGAATTCATCGGTAACCATATAATCTAAGTTCATGGGAACTTGATACGCCCACGCTCCAGCATCATCTATTGTTCTACCACCTTCGACATCAAAACGCTCTATAGAGCCGTCTAACGTCTTCCTAATCATCTCTATGGTACCTTCTGATGTAATCGTCTCACAAAGCCTACCTAAATCCTTTCTAGGTCTACAATTCTTATTAATTGAATTTTTCTCAGAGTCTGTGAATAGACTACCTATGAATATAGCCGATGGTTCAACCTTCTTTTTAACATCAAAATCAACTCTTGTAATACCAATATCACACTGTTCTTTATCACCCCAGAATGGTTGTACATTTACCCCCTTTCTATAACTCTTTATATGGATTAGTTTATCTAAATCCTTATCACTATTAAATTTAGTTGGTGAGGCAAACCTCTTGAGTGACTCACCTTGAGATATGTAATCATAAGGTCTTTGTGATGCTATTCCGATATCGGATAAGTCAACATCTAAATGAACGGTATATGAACCAACAGGAACACCGAATAACATAAAGTCACCAGCATTATTTGTTGTTGTAGAAAATTTATAGTACTTTTCATAAACTTCAAGTGTTGTATCATTATCGATTACTTCTCTCTTAGCTGGAAAAGAACCAACTGGTGTGAAACACGTTTCATTTGGATTGGGGTCCTTTTGTAATAAATTATATCTTAAACCATCGTTATTCTTATCTGCTAATATCTTATATGGATATAATCCAGCTATTTCAGAATCAGTCTCATCATCTTCGTTTAAAGGTATGAAAATTGAAACCTTAGCATTAGGAATACCGAAACCATCATTGATAATAACTCTACCAACAACCACACCATAATCAGAACAGAACCTACTATAAGCTTCTGCTTGAGAAATTTTTAGGGATAGAATCTCAATAAAGTCAAAATCTTGGTCGATTTTAATCTTTATATTTGCATCCTTATCACCGTTAGGTGTTGTTCTTATCCTAATTGACTTTGACATTTATAATTTAATTTTGTCTACCTTTTCATTTAATTCGTAATCTTCTGGTTTATCATAATTAATATCTTCGGAATCATCTTTATAAGCTTTACGTTTCTTTTTTCCGATACCAAGTTTCTTACCAATAATAAGTAATGATGGCATAAGATTAAGCTCACCCTTATTCAATATAACTGTTTTGAATAACATCCATATCACGAATAACATGATAATTGGCGTTGCAGCTAACGAGATAACAAACATCACTATCCTTATCAGAATATTAAATATTATGAAACCAATATCCTTACTTACTGGGTCTTCTCGCCCATCACCCTTTGTTAGAACATCTAAATTCTTATCTTTACAACTTTTACAACCCATTTTTAATAGTTTTTTATTTATATTATATAACGCTTAATATAATGGAAATTTACGTATAAGGAAATGGTTATATCGTCTTAACTCTCACTAAAATATCCTTAGTGGGATTTTTAATTTCAAACATTGATGTCGTTTCACCGAACAGAGTGAACTGACCTAATAAATCAATTTGCCTAGTTTCGTTATCAATATATGGTTGTGCTATTTCATTAAGTGAATATTTACCCTCACCAACCTTATTATAAATTCGCATATCAATAACATTTAATACACCATTGACATTATTAATTATTTCCATAAGATTAGCAAGATATATATCATCACCCATATCAAACTTATTTACATCCATATAGGTAGTAACCTGATTAATTACCTCAGCCATAATTTGTGATTGTGGAAACTGTTTGTCAATAAAAAGGTCTATTTCAAAACTAAGATTAATAACCCTACCATTATCAACTTCGACATAATCATTAATCATTCTAAAATCAGCTAAATATGTTGAGATATTATCTCTGAGAGTTGATGTTGATGAATTGGTTAGTTTTCCCGTATCATCTAAACCTAAAATATAAATTTTTATCTTATTCTGCTCTTCGAACACACCACTTCTGAAAGGTACACCAAATTCACCTGGCATTAATGCAATTCTTGATTGATAATCCTTAAGTGTAACACATCTATTTTGAGCAGAGAAATTATATCTAACAAGGTTTCTTAGTTCTTCAACAGATGGTTGTTCCTTCCCTCCCAATGCTGGTACTGGATTATTAACCGTTAATGATGTTTTAACTGAGTCGTTAATAACATTATCATTACCATTAACCACCATATTAATAACACCCTTAGTAGTTATTGTATTAGAACCTAAGTTTGTGCTAGAACCACCACCAACTCTATATTGAACATACATGGTGTGATTCGCTGGTAATGTAAGACCTAAAGATGTATTGTTAATGAAATCACCTATCTTATTAACTAGGGATTTATTAACATCAAATTCACACAGTGCTGATATATCTTGCGACCCACCACCAAATATTAACTTTGTGAAACCTAGGTCTGTATATTCTCTAATAAATCGCTTATCAACACTTTCAAATTTACCTGGTTTCACCCCAGAATTATCAGAAACCTTACTTGAATCCCCTAGGAATATTTTATCCTCAGCCAATGCATCCATCTCGAACCACTTAATATCATTATCTAAAAATTGGTCTAGGGTTGGATTCTGAGTGAAATTAGTTCCCTCTAATGTAATTACTGATGAAATCGATATAACATCATCATCTGGTAAAATTACCTCTAAGAATGGTCTAGAATCTGTCGGTGCTATAGTTCTTTTGAAAACCTTAGTAATACCGTTAACCACCATTTCTCTTTTGGTTAGATTATAACTGATTATTGTCCCATTTGCATTTACATTGGGGATTATTAATCTATTGGGAATCCCCCCAACATTGAATGGGTTTGAAAAATCAATATCGTTTGGGTTTTCAAATACTTTACCACCACCAGATACTTGACTACCTTGTCTAATGACTGGTGCATATGTTACATCAAATGAGTCCCCGAAAACTGGAACAGTTACAGTATAATCAACAATTGATACTGATGGTCGTTTACCTGGTATTTTTAATCCAAAGGTTCTAGCCATTGAAAGAATTGATTTTCTTTCTTGCGCGAAATTTATTTGAGTTTCTTGAAATGTTTTATCAGTGTTAAATGAAAGCATATCACCAACAGCCGCATTTAATTCTAAAAGCATCATACCCACAGATGCATCATTAAAGTCATTAAAAATCTCTGGATAGTATTGTCTTACGAATTCAATTAATTCTGACCTAATATCAGCAAAATTTCTAGATGTATAATTTATTTTCTTAGCCATTGTTTAAATATTTATTATAACGAAATCAGTTGCTTGGAATGCATCATCGGTTACCGTATAATCTATTCTAACCTCAGCAGCATATTCACTTGCCATACTTTGCTCCACTATTACTTCGTTTATTGTTAGTTTTGGTAAATATTTTTTTACAGTATCATTTATCTCCATCTTAATTTCACCTTGTGTTACACCATCATTAGGCTCAAATATAAACTTCAATAAATTAGTCCCAAAGTCTGGTAAATATAACCTCTCACCCCTTCTAGTTAAAATCAAATGCATAAGGTCAGCCTTGATAGCCGCTTTATCGTCGCTTGTTAAATCCAAGAAAAATCCCTTGTTACTAGTTTTGAAGGGGAAATTGATATTGATAAATTTTCCATTTGCCATATTAATACTCTGTTTTAGATAAATACTATAATAAATATTTTAAATAACTAAATAGTACAAATAAAAAAGGCTCATCTTTCGACGAGCCAATTTTATTTTATTATGATTACATGTTATACGGTCTTCCCAGTGGTATTACTTATAGATTTTAAATCGATATCTATTTCGCAACCACCAGAACTGCAAGCCAATTCTCCACTCAAATCAGTATTGTCTTCAACTTCTATAACCTTTGTTAGGTCAATACTATGTAATGTCTTACTTAATTCATCAAAACGCTCTTTACTACAATCTTCGAAAGGGGCTTGGACATAAGAACCACCATTGTAAGGTAGAACTGATATCCCATTAAATGAATGTCTATTTGACCACATCCATTCACCTACCGAACCCCATTCATTTATCCTATACTGAATGTTACCCATTTCATCTTTCTTATCAATAAGAACAACTTTCCCATCGGTACCCTTTATTACATTATCGTCATCATCCTTCTTAGATACCTTTATGGCTTCTTTCTTGATGGAAACGGTTACAGATACATTATGTGTGTTTTCACCACTTCTATGACCACCTCTGACCCAATTAGTATTAAAGTTTTTAACCCTATCAAGTAAATTCATTGGGGATTCATGTCTGAATATTGAACCTTCTGGTGCTTTTTGTGGGATGGAGATAACAGCTTGTTCGTTGGGTCTGAAATATTCATCTTCAATTAATTCTGGATGATTAATTGCTAAATAACTATATATGGCTTCGTTCTTACCAACTCTAATTCTCCTAACATAATAATCATTATGCCATGCGTGAATACCAGATGATGTACCTAAAACAAGTGAACTAGTTCCAGATGGTTTAACTGTTGTTGTTCTAGCGGCTTGATTGATTCCAATTAGTTCGGCAACCCTTGCATTTTCCTTAAGAACCTCTTGTGATGCCTCATAAAGGTCATATTCTAAAACAGCACCAGAACCAATTCCAGTCATACCAACACCAACTAGAGCATCTTTTTCAGTAGTATTTTTCCAAACGTCTCTTAAATAATGAAAATCAGTATATCCAGCTTGTAGTGTTCCAATGAATGCAGCGGCACGTACACGCTTATTTAAATCCGCTTGTGATTCAATGTTGGATGCGTTTATTTCAGTTAAATTACAAAATTGATATGGTCTAAGTGCTATTTCACAACACGGGTTGGTCCCCCAATCCCTATCGTTAGAGAAATAAACACCTGGTTCTCCGCTGTTTGATTCCTCAACTTTTTTCCATAAGTCAAAGAATTTTTCTTCCGTAATCTTGTGTCTAAGTATAACTGATGAGTTATTTGACCTACCTCTTTGTGGGTTAAGTTCCCACCAATTCCCAAACTTACAAGTAAGCATTAAATCATCATCCATTGAAAATAGCGAAATTAATGCGGCTCTACGGATACCACCAGCCAACACAGCATCTGCAATATAACAAACTATATCATGTACTTCTAGTGTTGTTAATTTGTCACCATTTGCCTTAGCGTCTAATATCTTTGTAATGTTGTGAATACAATCTTTAAGTGGTTGTGGACCTGGTGCCTTACCACCAGAAGTTACAAGTAATGCGCCCTTTGCTCTAATATCTGAGAAATCAAATACTGGATTTGACATCCCTTCAAAGTATGCCCTCATCAAAATCTTTATTGCATCAGCCCATCCCTCAATACAATCTGGAACAAGAAACCTTCTACGTCTGTTAATATTTGGTTTTCTGATTTCTGGTAGTTTTTCTACATGGTGACGTTGGACTGAGTAACCTACCCCTGTTCCACCTAATAATAAAAACATAATTTCACTAAATGATTTATAATGGTCAATAGGTAAATAAGCACAATTATAAAGTCTATTTGGTGAAATCTCAACTGGTTTCCCACCAAATTGTAATGACCTCATCGACGGAAGAACTTGTTTATTATATACAAATTTATATACCTCCTCAATTTCATTTTTAATGTGTGGGTAAGTTTTTTGGTGCATTTTTTTATTTCTAGTCACCAATTCATCCCAAGTCTCCCTTCTTTGTAATTTAGGGATGTATTTAGCGTACTTCATGTATACTGTAATGTCTGACAGTATCTCTGTTGATAAATCCATAATTTTTAATTTTTTTTTAATTGTTAGTGTTTGTTAATGATTCTAGGGGATAAAAAAAGAAGATATTAAATTATATCTTCTTCATCCAATGCAGCATTTCTAAGTTTTGCTGCATCTAGAACATTGTTAATGCGTTTCTGTGCACTATTCAGTTTGTCATTTTTGTTTTCTAGAAAACTTTTACCACCATTATCTTCAACAATTTCAATTTGAATAGTCCCGTTGTTAAAGATAACATCATTAAAGATTAATCCATCTTTACCAAATCTAGACTTAAGAATTGCCATATTAGCATGACCACTGTCTTTTTGTGGTAATGTTTTAGCAATGGAAACAATAAAATGCCCAATTTGACCCTTTTTGATAGAGCCACCAATCATTGTTGAGTCAACTGTCTCCGCACCGATAGAACTTCGATTACCTTGAACCGCTGTCCACCCAGCCATATCTAATTCAACTAACATAGTCTCAAATTGTCGCATCACATTACCTTCCGCATCCCAACTTTCCTTAAACGACTTATTTGACTGAACACAATCAATATAGTCAAGTAATATGATGTCTGGTCGAAATCCTTGTGCAATTTGTTTTCTTATGTATTGTTTAATGTGTGGTATGGTAGTACCGTCACTGGCAAACTTTTTTAACTTAAGTTTACCCACCTCTTTAGACTTAGTTACAGCAATTTCTTTCAATTCCTCTTTATGGAATTTCAAATCGTTTAGGTTGTAACCACTCCAACATGCGAGATGTTTTCTTTGAATAACCTTTGGGTTGTCTTCAAAGAAGATTTGAAGGACGTTATATCCTTCGTTTTTAGCGGTATTAGCAATCTTAGTAACCATCGTAGTCTTACCAACACCAAAAGGTGCTAGAATGACCGCTAATTCCCCCTTAGATAAGCCACCATCCATGCATTCATCAAGAACCTTAATACCTGTTGGTATGGGTTTTCTAAAGTCGTCAGCTAAAACACTATCTATGTCATGAAATATATCTATCCCATCATCCTTTCCATCACCAGTTTCCACCGCTTTTTTAAGAATCTCAACACATTCATCATGGTCATCAATATCCCCCTTTTCGATGATACCATTAATTTTCTTGATTGCCTTCTTTAGTTCTTGTTGTTTACAAAATTTAAGTGCGTGGTCTTGAACCCATAAAGAATCATTCATGTTAGCTTCCTTGACTCTTCTTAATTGTTTTAAGATAAAATCACGTTGAATGTTGTCCTTAGCTGAATCCATGAGTCTCATTTCCAAACTGCCCATATCTGGAACCGCCTCATGTTTTTCGTACGCACTTTTAATTGTTATGGCTATTTTTCTCATGAACTCATCTTCAAAATAATTAGCATCTAATATATCCATTAAGGTGTTTGCGAATTTTCTATCTGTTAAGATATTATTCATTAATCTTACTTGGAATTCTAAACCTAAATACTTGAAATCACTCTTAGTTTGTTCGCTCATAATAATAAAAACTCTCTTTGAAATAAATACATTTTAGTTAGACAAAGTTGAGTCATAATTAGTATATTCTTTATCTTGTTGGGCTAAAATATCTAATGGATAACCCATATAGCTCGTAGTATACGATTTTTGAGTAAAAGTTTTTTTAATTTCTCTTACAATATTTGGAATCATATCCGAATTTTTAGGAGAACCCTTACCATCTAAAACCTTATCACCCCAGATAGTTGTTTCATGTTTCATATTAACTTTATATCTGATTTTTGGTGGGAAGGTATTAGCTGGAAATTCAATAACCCCAACAATATTATCCTCTATTTTAATCTCAAAGGTATATTTATCTGGAGTTTCCCAGATATCCTTAATTTCACCATCTTTATTCTTATATGCAAGATGAGGGTGGTCTTCAAAAAATTGTAAATACTCACAAGACCTCTCTTTAAGGAAATTTGGTATAATACCCATTGTTCCCCAAGTGTTGTTAAAACCAGCAACTCGGTCTAACAATTCTTTCATTTCTACCGAACCCAATACATCTGGATTGAAGTTGTTTATATTGAAATATCTTTGGCAAATAATGTTACCATTAATTCTTAAGATGAATTCAAAGGGGTGCTGTTCTATTCTTCTATCTTTCATAATTTTTATTTTTATTCTACTTATTTTTTTAATTCTCGTTCCATTAACTTTTTGAATGGAATTAAATATTCGGCAAATCTATGTTCACCTATTAATCTATCTATACCATCTTCCTTCATTAGGGTATAAACATTTTTTATCCCCCTTCCATCTGGGTTGAGTGGGGCATCTAGAAATAATTCTAATTGTTCCAGACTTTCCTCAGTCATCATAGGTTCTTTAAGGTTAACTAACTTCCATCTCAAATCATAGTAATCCATTCCCATTACTAGGTCATCAGATTTTCCATTTTCATCGGGTTTGGTTGTTGTTATACCTTCGATAATGTTTGTTAGAACTTGTAATGGTTTTTTCTTACCATTTTTTCGGTCCTCTTGTAATTGTTTTGCTTTTATAAGAATTTCTTCTAGAGTTACTTCCCGTTCTGATATTTCTTGGAAGTGAGTAAGGAGCGTTGGTTCCCCTAACCGTTTAATACCTCGAATACTATCACTAATATCCCCAATCATGGATTTTACCAATGCAGCGTTCTCACGCTTATATTTGAAGTATGTATCAAAATTAGCTACTGTTACATAGTTTTTAATTTGTGGGTCACAAAAATATATTCTAATCCCCTTGTTAATTAATTGTGCCATATCTCTATCATTTGTACAGATAGTTATGGTCTCATATTCCTTTCGATTTTTACAATAATACGCAATATAATCATCACTTTCAACAATTTCATCCATTATTTGACGAATAAATAATTCATCAAGGTATTTTGTAATTCTAAGCTTCTGATTAGCTTCACTTTCGTCTACCGTATGGGTTCCATTAATAAAATCCTTTCCACGGTCACTTTTATAGTCTTCATAGATATTATAGCGCAATTTACCACTAAATCTACCATCCCAAAAGACATAAACTTGATGATATATCGTTTCCGTTAAGAGTTTACGTACAACTGTAATAAATTGATATAATCCACCTATGTGGACACCGTCTCTATTAAATTCACTACTGGCACCATGGAATCCAGTCTTAAATAATGCATTTCCATCGATTAATAGTGTGTTTAATATCTCTTTTCTTTTACCATTTCTTGGTGGTTTTCTATTCACGTTATGTGATTTAGAGGGTTAATACTAAATTTGGTATTATCAAGGACAAACTATATAGTTTGTCCTTGATGAAATAATACCGTATTTAAGCCTTCGTTTCTGCTTTAAGCTCTACTTCTTCTTCAACTATGATGAAATCATCATAAGATGAATTAAGTCGTTTAAGAATATAATCTCTGTGTTCTTTTTTATAATCCTCAAGTTTATCTGGATTCCAATAACCATGTGGTGTACTAGAAAGCTTACCTTGTTCTTCAACGCCATTAACTTGATTTTTTTCACATCTAACCTTTGTTGTGACACCAAATTGGTATGTTTCACCGCCAGATGTTGCCGTTAATTTAACGGTAGAGTGTGTTTTAATACCACCAAAGTGAACTATAACTCTTGGTGAGTAAAAGAATGCCTCGCCACCCTTATGTTTAATCACCGTATTTTCATTATCTAACCAAATCTTTTGAACTACAGCAAACGTGTTGATGTATTCTTTACCTACCCTTCTAGATGCTGGTATTCTGTGGTTAACCAATGACTTAAATGCAGATTCCATTGACCCAGCATTCCATTGGTTATTATTTGACATTGACATTACTGATTGGAACCCGTTCATTGACCCAACTGAATCCCAAAGGAAACATAAATTTCTAGGTAAATCACCATTAGCTTGGGCATCTAATAAAAGAGTCATAAGTCTAGCAACATCTTCAATTACTGGTTCATTTCTAAGTGGTTTAGATGCTATCTTACCATCCTTATAATTTACGCATTGGTATTCGTTAAGTAGGTCGTCTCCGTTCATGTAAATGAAGTCTCCAGTATAATCAATAATCTCACCAGTTTCTTCATCAATAACCTCAGTATATTCAACACCTATATTTCTAGCGTGTTCCCAAGACCAATTACCCTCAGTTTCAATAATAACTGGTAGGTCTCCAATCTTTTGCGCTCCAGCAACAGCTTCGTAAATTGCTGTTGATTTACCTGTATTAGAATATCCTCTGAACGAGGTGAAGTAACCTCTAGCAAGACCAGGTATCTTTAATGCCTCATGAAACGCATCTGATAATGAAATCCATGTTAAGTCCTTTTCTTTAACGGTAATATCATAACCATTATTTTGTTTAAATTTATTTAAATCGAAATCCGATTTCGATACTGGTTTTTTGGGTGCCTTTTTACTCATTATTAATTAATTTTTTATAATCTTAGGTATAGAAACAACAAAGGTCACGATGCGTGACCCTTGAGTTTCAATGATTTTTTTTTTAGAATGGTAAATCATCATCGTCCTCATCATCTGATGACTCCGATATCGCACTTTCTTTAGTTATAGGTGATTGATTTTGTGCGTTGGCTTCAAGTTCTGCATTCGCTTTGTCAACACCCATAGATAATTCTGTATCTAATTCCTCTTTCTGACCTTCATTAGAATCCGTCTTTGTGTTAAGTGATGTTTTATCGACATACTTACCACCTCTTTCTGAATCATCCTTTTTCCAAGCTGGAACCGCTCCTCTTACAATTAGTTCTAAGTAATCATATGGTTTAACCCCGTAAACATCGTTCCATGTTCTATCATCAGCAAGCCATTCAGCTACTTGATTTTCATCTTCACTTAAAGCTACTTGGTCTGTTTGATTTATACTTGAAATGACTGGTCGGTCTTTAGCATCTCTATTAATAGAGATATTAAGGTCTCTACCAGTTTTTACATCTGTGATGTCTTGACCTACGGTTTTAAGAACACCCATAATTTTATCTAGTGTTCCCGTATTTCTATAGTCATGATTAAATCTCCAGAATTTAACTCCGTGGTCTGGGTCTTCTCTATCAATTATCTTAACCACATACATTTTCTTTGCAGAAAACTTATTAGCTTCTTTCTTATCCTCAGCGTCACCAGTTGCTAGTAATAATTCTCTTGCTTCACAAAAAGGACAGTTTTCACCTCTTTCATGCTTAGGACAAACGAATGTTTTCCACTCCCCTTCAACTTGTTGTTTGTGTCCGTGGATTTCCACAAAGGCACTTTTGTTTTCATCCGAACTAGGAAGTATTCTAATTCTTCTATCGGCTGAATTAACACCCTTCTCTAAGAAGGTATTAAAATAATTCTTAAGGTCAAACTTTTTGTCGTCCTTATCGGTCTTCTTTTTTGATGATGTGCTGTTTTTGTATTGATTCATCATCGCATCCAATCTACTACTCATAATTTTTGTTTTTAGATATATTTGTTATTTATTTATTTACTTTTTCTGTTACTTAAATATAGTGTTTTTTATAAAAAAGTAAAGTAATTTCCCCAACATATTTCAACAAATATACTATAAATTTAACTATGATGCAATATTATTTTTACTAAACATTTTAACATAAAAAAAGCCCAATTAAGGGCTTTTAGTGTTTTAATATTTGTTAAATACATTTATATATCTTC